TATTGCCGGTCCGTATCGGAAGCGGCCGGCGGCAGCTACAGGATAGAAGAGACCTGCAGGAAGCAAGAGGCTAGCGCTCGATCGCGGATGAGGAACGGAGAATAGGCAAATAGGGCAAAGCCGTGGCAACCGGAGTGGAAACCACGCCCGCCAAAACCGCTTCGGAGACCGCCATGGAGCTTGACGACCTACACGCCAAAATCTCGCTCATCCAGGAAAACTGCGACGAAGCAATCAAAGCGCTCAACATTATCGCGAGAGCGCGCTCAAGCGAGCCAACGCCGGACAAACTCGCTGCCGAGTGGGCAGAAAAGATCGCGCGACGCGCCGTCCAACTCTACGCAGAACGGCACCCCAGGCCTCCACAAGTCACGCAAATACAGGCAGCAGAAATGCTTGGAATCAGTCGCTGGACGGTCGCCAAGATGGTCCAGAGCGGGCAGCTGCGCCTGAACAAATGCGGGATGATCCCCATCGAGCAGATCGACCGCATTCTGCTCGCCGACTCCCCATAACGTACGCGCCGCACAAAGAAATGGAGCCCCGAAAGCCGAAGCCATCGGGGCGCAGGTGCGACACGAACGCCGCCCGGCGAGCTGGCAGTAAGTGGTTACGAGGAAAGAGCAATCATCATATTGATGCGCCGCTTCAATTCGCCGACGATGGCTACTGCATTGCCGAGGTTCTCCTCCTCGGCCAGCGCTCCCATCAGCTTGTACCTTACCTCTCCGTCATCCATCACGTAGGTGACGATGACCCCCTTTACCTTTTCAGATTCGTAATCGCCTGCAATCTCTCTCAGCTTGCATCCCGGCGTCTCATCATTAGCCGCGGCCTGGTACGAAGGAATGATCTTGCCCGTCGACTTACCATTGCGCCGTGTGACCTGTGCGCCTGCATTTTTCATGATGTGCTCCTTCTCAGGGTTCATTTCTAATCTGACGCATCGCCGGCTGCGACCGGCGGGACGCCTTCTATTGCCACCAGCCAAAGCCGGAGCGTCTCGGAGTTGCATCGTCTTTTGCTGGATTTTCTGGTTCATCTGCATCAATAATAAACCACCGTGGTCCATTGAAAGATAGGCCAACGCGGCACCCTTGTCAACACCACCATGGTCCATCACAATTTATCTATGACACGCGAAGATCCACAGATGAAGCTGCGCCTGCCGGTTGAACTGAAAGACCGACTGACGGCGCTGGCAAAGCGAAACGACCGGTCCTTGAATGCGGAGGTAGTGAGGCGTTTGGAAGGGAGCTTGGATGGGGAGACGACGAGCGGAACCACGCCGCCAATCGACGACCAAACGCTCGACGTGTTCGCCCACACAGTTGCCGACAAGGTTGTTCAAGCGTTGGACGAAAGGGAGAGGAAGCAGAAGAGGAAATGAACGGAGGCGCCTGATCGGATCGTAGGGTAGACACCTGGGCGAGTAAAAGCGGTCGCTCGCGATCGCTCCGATTTTTTACGGAAAGCTTCGAGAAATCTCGACGAGACCGCGCCAGACAGAGGTTTGTGGCCGATCTCGATGAGAAATTCGTATGTGCCGAGTCAAGGTAAAGCCACCCCGGGCGCGAAGCCGCCAAGGTTGATCAGTTCTCACTCGGTACCGCCGTCTCTGCGACCTTGGTTTGTGCGCTAACTTCGCCACTAACCAGCGAGGCACTAACCTTCGCGTCGGCCTTGGCCTTGATCTTGGCGCCTAGGTCGCGCTCCCATCCTTCTGCCTTGGCGCGCTTCTGGATGGCGGTGTGGGAAATACCCTGAGAGACAACGATCTCGCGTCGCAACTGCTAGGTAAAACTAGAGTCGCCGACGTCGCCGTGACACGCCAGTGGGCTGCGGGCGGCCAGTGGCAACCAAGCGCTCGGCCGTCTGCGCGATGATGAGCCTTTCAACGTAAGCAAGCACGTCGCGCGTCATCATCACCCAGGCGCGACCAACCTTTGCCGCCGGGATCTGGCCATTCGTGATCAGGTCCACAACCGTATTGGGGTGAATGTGAAGAATTTCCGCTGCCCCCTTGATGCCGACCGTCAGGCCAGTTGGGGAGAGGTTTGAGACGTCGGAGGACGCCGAGGGATCGACATAGATCGGTGTCGTTGAATCAAGGACCGCCTTCCTTGTTTTCATTTGCCCTACCTCCGTTGTCCAGCGCTGAACGCTGTGGCTCAGCCAGAAAATGACTTGGCTCCTCAGTCCGTCTTCCGTGGGCGCCCAATGACCTTATCCCGGTGCCCCTCGGTCCAGGCAATCACCTCGGACGCCTTCCAGAGCGGCAGTCCCTTGCCCTTGCCTTCGCCATTCCCGCCGGGCTTTCTTGGCCTTGCCGCTGGCAAGCGGATTGCCTTCGGGAACCCTGGCAACGTCACGATGCGCTCGCCGACCACTCGAGTCGAGCGGTGCAGATAGGCACCGATCATCTCCAGGTTCCAGAGCTGCACATCCAAGGGCAGAGTCGGCTTGATGCGCTTTTCGATTGCCTCGGCCAATCGCTCAATTAGGTCAGTTTCGCTCACTTCGCATCTCCAGTCGGCCGTTCTACCACCCGGCGGCACATTGCTCCACAAATGCGTTACTGGGATCTACAATCCCCCGTGTTGGCAGGCCGACATGGCCAAAGGCAACCTCGGTAATAGTAATCAGAATAAGTCTGCTGTGCTGATTCAAAGTGAAATGCCGATTTTCATAGCGATAACAACTTCGGTAACCTGTTAGCACCCTGGTTAAAGGACTTTGGATGGCTCTGATCAAATGCCGTGAATGCGGCAAAGATGTCAGCACTGAAGCCGCGGCCTGCCTGAACTGCGGCGCGCCACCCTTGCCCGGCGCATCGACTGTGGCGACAGGCAAGCCAAAAAAGAGCCAGGGCTTTCTTGGCATGCTGATTCTTGCGATCGTTGGAACCGTCGCTATCACACAATGCAGTTCGAAAGGCGCGAAGAAGGACGAAACTAAGTCTGCCACCCAAGAGTGCGCAAAGGACGATCTGCAATGCAAAGGCGACAAGGCCGTCGTGGCCGCTAGCGTCTACTGCAAAGATCCAGTCGAGCGATTGGCCCGCCACAGCGTCCGTTGGACGGATGGCACGTTTGAACTGAAGTTCAGCCGCTTTCGCTGGAAGGACAAGGCCGCCGGTACGCTCACCATGATCGGCGACAAGGCTGAATTTCAGAATGGCTTCGGCGCCTATACTCCAGTGACCTACGAGTGCGATCTTGCGGCCGATGGTAAGACCGTGCTGGACGTGCGCGCACACGAGGGGCGCTTGCCAAGCTAACCCGCGCCGGTTTTGCCATTCTGACGAATGACCTCTATTCGCGGACTGTTTTCGCTGTCCGTGCTGGCGTCGATGCTGTCGCACAGCTTCTGCAGTAGTGCTGCTCTGGCGGTCTCCAGGCGCCCTATACGTCCCAGCAGTCGAATGATGTGCTCAAGGTATTGGGGCGGCCGATAGGTGGCCTCCAAACCCGGTTTGCGCAGAATCACGCGGTCGATCGATAGCAGCCGCTCGTCTGTCTCCTCGGCCTCCATCGTGCGCATCAGTAACACACGCGCAAGGCGGATTTCCTCGTCGAGCGAGCCGACCGGCATCAGCTCGAGCAACGCCTTTTCCTCGTCCGTCAGGCGATCGCTATACAAGCCGTGTTTGAGGGCATTCCGGTTGCAGGGGCGGGCCGGATTGCCTGCGCCAGTGCTGGCCCCGCCGTGGAGCTTGCAGCGACGTTTGCCGGCCAATGGTGGGCGCTTACACGGGGTTCCGGCGCGCGTCTTGGCACCGCAACATTTCTTCATGGGGTGGCGTTCCTCAAATTGATGTTCGGTGGGCAACGAGCACAAACGGTGCAAACCGCGCTCCGAACCAGGCCATCAAAAGGCCCCAAACCGTGGAAACCAAAGTGGTTACCAACGGTTCGGAAACCATGTTTTGTTAGCCTCTCATGGGGTTCGCTTCCGTTTCGGTGCCAATCCGTTCGCTGCGGATCTAGCCTTGCCCGCATTGGAGCGTGGTCCCGTCGACATTCCGCCGTGCAGCTTGCACCGACCGTTACGATGGATCGCCGTCATCTTGCAGGGCGTGCCGGCGCGCGTTCGAGCTCCGCAGGTCATCCCTCGTAGTTCCTCAGGGAACAGCGGGTAAGACGGCAGTGGGGCACGACTCCAGCCGCGCCGGGGAGGCAAACGAGAGTTCAGGAACCGCTCATACTCTGCGCGCTCAATCGCATCTCGCTCGGCTCGCACGGCGTCACATTCAACGTAATGCGCCTTCAGCCGCTTCCGTTTCTCGTCATCATTCATGGCTAGCCTTTAGCGAATCGTGATCGTGAAGGGTCCCGGTCACGGTGAGGTGCGGCGCATAGTTTGTCTTGGTCGTCCACTGGGACCCTCGGTTTGGGAGTTGAGGCCCGCGCTGGGCGGGCCTTATGCCTGTCAGGTGCCCGCGGGGTAAGCAGGCTGCGTTGGCAAGGCCTGCGTCGGGTCACCGGTCGATGCGCCTACAATCGCGCGCAGCGCCTTGCGATAGGCGGCCCATGCTGCTGGCAAAGCAACCGCGCTCTCGGCGCACCGCAGGATAGTGATGTCCGAAACGGCCAGCGCGGCCTTGGCGGTCGCCTGATATGCGCTCCAGGCTGCTGCGGCCTGCTGCGCTGCTATCTGGGCAGCGGTGGGCGAAATTGGCGCAACGAGCGAGCCATTGCTGACCGTGTACCCCTGCGTTGAGATTGCCGCTTGCCATTGGGCGTCGGTTATTTCGATGGCGTTGACGCCTGACGGAACCGGGCTGTCCACGCTGTCGTAGTAGGCTGTGATCGCGCCTTGCGCGTTGTATGCTGCGAATTTATGGCCCATGGTCAATATCCAATTGCGATGTAATTCACTGCGATAGATGCCGAGTTTGGGTTCCACAAAGAGAACCCCGTGATACTCCGTGTGGCCTGCCCTATCATCGAATAAGCGCCGCTCACAAGTTGCGGAGTTACCAGAAGGTCGACTGCGGCGTTGGGAAATGAGATTGGGAACGTTCCGGACGTAGATGAGCTCGCCGCGGCTGTGATGGTGCCCCACTGAATAATCAGTCCGGAAGGAAACTTCTGATAGCCACCGGCCCCGATGGACGCACCGAACTGCCCAAGCTGCACTGCATGCTGGCTCTGCGTGGCGGGGGCGACTTGTAGGGCGCCGCCGGTGCATTCAAGTAGCACATACGAGCCACCACCGATCGAACTGTTCCACTGCACCCATGCGTCGCCGTTGACTGCGTACTCACCGCTCTGCAGGGCTTGGTGGGAGCCCCCCACCACACTCGCAGTGCCCACACCATCGTTGAGCGTCACCGCGCCCGTGTTCGTCGCGGGAGACTTGTAGCGGATCACCATGCCTTCGGTCCGCTGTTGAAGGGCAGGCGTCAGAGCGACAGTGTGCGCGTTGGCGGTGCCGCTTGCGGTCGCAAAAGACAGGTTGCCCGTTTGGATCGCAGCCAAAACGGACGACGGCAGAATCGGCTGGTTCGGATAGGCGACGATGTTGCCGGCGGTGATCGTGCTTTGGCCGTTGGCGACGGTAATCACCCACAAGCCGACATAGCCAGCCGTAACCGCAGGCGTCGTTTGCGAGCCCGTGGCGGCGGCAGTGCCGGCAACCAACTGCAGCGACACTTGGCCTGCGCGCGTCGTCGGCTGCGCCGTGCCATTGCCGCCCGGACCGTTGACCGCTTGGGTCGGTTTCGCGCTGGTGTAGTACGACAGACCCTTGTTGTGGATGTCGTTGTCCTGGTACGTCGCCTGGATCAGGTCGTTCTGGCTGTAACCGACGGTGCCCGGCGCGGTGATGGCGAAGTTCTGGGCGTCCAACAGAATGCCCTGCTTCACAATGCTGTGGGTCGTGTCTGCGGCGATCGCGCTGTAAGCGGTGCCGTCGACGTTCGCAAGCTGGTAAATCTGGCCCGGGTTGACGTTGACGCTCATCGAGGCCGGCGACGTTGGCGCACACGACAATCCCGTGGCCATCGTGGCGGTGCCGAACAGATCAGCGCACAACTTCGCCAGCGCGATCATCGTCTGCTTGTTAGTGTTCAGCAGGTCGGTCGTTTGCGGAACCGCTCCCGTGTAGATTATTGCTCTGTCCATTAAAGCTCCGATCTAAGGCCGAATTTTCATGCGGCGGGTTGTTGTCAGCCCTCCTTGGGCTGACCCATTGCATTTGTTTATCCCGTTGACCGGATCAGTCCTCCGGCGTTGGCTGGACTGCTTGTAGGCCGTCATAGGGCATCGCCCCATAGGGATAGCGAGCCATCACAGTGGCTGGCTCTCTGGGAGCCGCAATCTCTGGCGAGTTGTTTGCGGTGCACTCAGTTGGCACCAGGCTTTCGTTGTCTTCCATTTCAATCTCCGTGGGTCATTCAAACCCGCGGTTTCGCGGGTTACGTTGTTGGGACAAGGCGGCAAGGGGCCACGTCCCGGTGAAATTGGTGACTCGCTGGGTGTCGCCATCAAAGGACAAGGGGACGGTCCCGGTCTTGCCGCGGCGCATCTTTGCGACATTGACCTCCATCAGATCGCCCGGGTCGAATGCGGGGTCGTAGTACGAGGGGCGATGGCACAGCAGGACAGCATCGGCGTCCTGCTCAATGTCGCCGCTATCGCGCAGATCAGAGAGTTGCGGTCGCTTGTCCGGCCTAGCCTCGTTTTGCCGATTCAACTGAGCAAGCACGATCACCGGGGTTTGGAGTTCCTTGGCCAGTGCCTTCAGCCCACGCGAGATGGCGCCGATCTCCTGCGTCCGGTTTTCGCGCTGGGTGCCGCCCGTGCTACGCATCAGGCCGAGGTAGTCCACAACCAGCAGCGCAAGGCCATACCGTCGCTTGATCGAGCGCGCCTTAGCTGCGAGCCGAGCGAGATCCAGGCCACCTGTGTCATCGACGAACAGGTTTCGGTGAGCAAGCCTCTCCACGGCCTTGGTTACCGCATTCCACTCCTTGTCGCCCATCTCGCCGGTCAGGATGCCCGCATATGGCGCGCCGCCAGCCAGGGAGAGGCAGCGCTCCGTTAGCTCCATAGCGCCCATCTCTAGACTGACGAACAGGACGGCACCGCCCACCTCCCCGCCCATGGCAACGTTGGCGGCGATGTTCAGGCCAAGCGAGGTCTTGCCCATGCCGGGACGGCCTGCAACGACGATCATCTCGCCGGGCCGCAGGCCTGTGCGCCCTGGCGCCCGAGAGCGCGCCAGAACGCGCCCAGTTCCGATTCGCTGAGGTGCCGATGGTGCTCAGCCTTGGGCACGGTGATGACGCCGCGCAGAGGAACTGCCGGATTGCTCTCTACAAGCAGCTTCTGGATGGCGTAGTTGTAGATCTGCTGAATGATGACCCGTACGCCCTCCGCGGTGTTTGGCGTGGCGCGCCGGGCCTCGATGATCTCCAGCACGTGGGACGGCTTCACGTCTTCTAAGGCCTTGCGGCCGATGACCGGCCACACGAAACGTTCCAAGCGCGACTTGATCTGGCTGCGGTACCCCTCGGTTTTCGTAGCCAAGCGCTCATCGATCCACTTGAGGGAGAACGCCTTGAATAGCCCCTCATCCTCCTGCAGTGATTCCTTGGCCTTGCGCTCTGCCTTGTCCTGGCGCCGGTGTTCGGCCGGATCAGTGCCCTGCTCGACCATTGCCCTGTATTCGGCGTGCCGGTCGCGCGCATCAGACACGCCGATTTCGGGATAGCTCCCGATCAGGACCGATCGGCGCTTGCCCGAGAGCATGTATTGGTAGCGCCAGGCCTTCGAGCCGCCCGGGTGCACTAGGACGAACAGGCCACCGCCGTCCGTGAGCTTGTAGGGCTGTTCCTTGGGCTTAGCGTTGTTGATACGGGTGGGCGTCAGCTTGTAGTTGAAGTGGCGCATGGCAGCGATCCTCAGAAGTGAGCACTTTGAGTATTGCTTCGCCCCCAAAATACTCCGTACAACACTCACTTAGCGCCGGATCGTACTCACTCTTTCTGGAACTCTAGAGACAAAAAACCCCGGCGACACTAAGTGTACACCGGGGTTTTCTGGACTTTTCCGGAACACTCCGGATCAGTTTACATATTGTCGATCATCACCTGACCGAAGCCCGAGCACGACACTTGGGTCGCGCCTTCCAGCAGACGGGCGAAGTCATACGTGACCTTCTTCGACAGGATCGATTTTTCGATCGACGAGATGATCAGGTCAGCGGCTTCCGTCCAGCCCATGTGACGCAGCATCATTTCGGCCGACAGGATTTCCGAACCCGGGTTCACGTAGTCCTTGCCTGCGTACTTGGGAGCCGTGCCGTGGGTGGCTTCGAA